CTATGGAAAAGCGTGCTATTTAGAAAGGTCGTTTGTACGGTCCCATCAACCATCATGTGCAAATTGCCATCTTGCATAGGAACTTCATTGCCAAATAGCACACCTAACGCCCCAGTAATCAGGGTATGGTCTGTTGCCGTACCGTAGTCGTACAGCCAAGGGACTCCAGCGTACAGCCCGGCAAGCGTTTGATCAATCTTGTTGGCAATCGCGTAAGCAGCAGGGGCAATATGATCGGCCATAATCTGCTCGCCAGTATATGCAAGCTCTTTATCGGTAAGGGCAAATTTTACCTCAAACCATTGATCGAGCAGAATGTCTACAGTCCCGGCAACCAAGGTGCTTGCGGCGCCTGGCGCCGCAACGGCTGTAAAAGTAGACGGAACTTTAATGCGAATTGTGTCCCCTCGATTTGCTGAGCGGCGTTCTGCGTCATACCCAAGATATACTCGGTTAGCCATTCCTAGGGCCCGGCGTAATGCGCCGAGCGCTTCGTTTGCGTAAAAGACTTGATTGTAAGCACCCAATGTGGCCATGAACTATATCCTTTTATGACAACAGAAAACCGGCAGCATTATTAAGCAGGGATTACCTCAAGAGGAACGCCTGCCTTTGCAGCAGCCTGGCTTGCCGCTGTCCATTTTTGATGATCGCGGGCATCATCGATTGTGATTTGTTGGCTAGTTGGCACTCCATTACTTGGAGTCCCCCGTCCAGCCCCATTAGAAGAAGGCCAAAAATGTGGCGCATCTTGCTTTAATTTTGTTAGATGTTCTAGTGGCGTATATGGACGTACGGCATCCGCGCCGTACATAATATCGCCGGTATCGCGTCGAGCAATAGGTACGTCATTATCTAAATCTGTAAACACGCCGGCTAGACGGTGCAGCGCGTCTGGAACAGCATACGGTGCAACGCCAGACTCAGAAATCTGTTGCCGTAAAATGGTTTCGATGCGCTGCATTTTGGCGCGGCTCTCGGCTTGCGCAATCGCTGCATTTTTTGCCTGTACCTCGCGTTCCAGATCACTGATTCGCGTACGATATCCCGTCGTACGCTCGCCTATTACAGCATCCAGGCCTTTGTCGTCGTACAAATGCTTGTCTTTGATGCCTTCAAGGCGCTCCTGCATCGCTTTTACGTCTTTTGGATCAATGCCGTCATACTGCGCCCGAATCTCCGAAGCGAGCCGCTCGGCATCCCGCCTGCTGCCACGCTCTTTCTCTAGTGCGCTCTTCAGTCCTGAGATGTCCTCACCTCGCGGCACTGTTTGCACAAGCAACTTGAAGCCTGTGCCATCAGCCGCGTAATACTCCCGCGCCCAGTCAGGCAGCGCGGCTACATCTACAATGGTCTCTGGAAATGCCACAACAACCTCCCGTTGGTGTGTTGTGAAGGCTTCCCGCCTTCATGTGAACAAATCTATTACTCATTACAGTGTAATAGACTACGCCTATGTCTTCAAGACAAAGATGACCGCAGCTCTTGCAGTGTCAACGGCTGGCCTGTTGCGGCATCGATTAAGTCAACCAAAGACAGCTTGCCATCTCGCCATAGCTCGAAGCGTCTGGCGCCAAGGATAGCTCGTTGTTGTTCTTCAGGCTGGCGCCGCAGGAACTCCTCAAACGTCGGCTCTTGCAGCCCTTCACCACGCCGGACGTCCGGCACTATGGTAGACCGGCACCTGAAGTGATACGGCGGCCCGCCGAGAAACGGCAGCCGCGTCGGGGGTATTGGCTCGAAGCCAGGCACTCGATACCTGCCGCCAGAGCGCGCAATGCAAATGGCGCTCGTTCGGCTGTCCAAAATAGAGACATGGCGCACCGCCTTAACATAATCGGCATTCGCTTCGTATGTCGCTATGCGCGCCTCGTTCAGTGCAGTATTGGCATACGTCGCAATCAATGCTGCTAATCCGGTGCTTATCTTCGCCTGGATGCCATCCTGAAACCGTGTCCCACGTGTCCCAAGGAGGTTGGTGATGATACGCTCAACATCATCCTGCCGCTCAATGCCGCGCCGTATTTCGTCACCTATGCGTTCAATGGTGCGCTGCTGGATGCGGTCAAGCCAATCGTCAAGCGTTGCCTCTTGGTCCCCAATAGGTACAAGCGCCAGCGTCAAAGCACGCCGTAATGCTGCTTCATTTGGCAGTGTTGTGGCAACCTGCTCTCCTGCCCCTCGGTTAATTGCGCGCAGCGTAGCAGCAAGAAGGAGACCAGCGAGCAGGGCAATTGACTCTTTTACCTGCTCCCGCGTGGTGTCTATTTGCGCTTCCACAGCTGGCGCGATGTTGTTGTCAATAAGCTCCTGCAAACGGCGGCGCTGCGTTTGAATACGTTGAGCATCCATTGGATTATTGGCACGTAGTAGCTCTGCGATCTCGCGGAACAACGTTCGGAACTGCGCACGGACTCGGCGCTCCAATGTGCGCTCAACACGTATGGCTTCCATCTGCGAAGTGGCAAGGTTGTCAAAGATGTCATCGACAACAGCCATAATGTTAGATCCCCGCCGCCTGCGCTTGAATAGCGAGGCGTTGCTGGTACGTGGTGAAATCTAGCTCGTCTGCCGGTAACGCCTCACCTTGTACCAGGTTAAAATGCAGCCCCTCTTGCGTCAGCGCCCCGCCTTGCCATGCTGCCACCAACGCTTGTAGCTCTGAAGATGTAATGCCGCCAACAAAGTAGTCCTTGTTGAACGTGTACAGATACTTTGCGTCATTCGGATCATTCGTCTCCCCGATCATCCAAGCATGCCATTGCAGCGCATGCGTGCACAGCATATCGATCTGGTTAATTGCAACGGCTAGCGCCGTCTGCTCCCCACTCTGGCGTATCTGTACGGTCTCCGTTGCTTCGACACTCCGCCGAGGCGGTTCTAGTATGCGAGAGCCCAGCGTGCTCATTTGTATAAGTGCATCTTGTAGTTTGAGCCTCTTGGCTTCCAGGCCAGCCGGGGATGGCGATAGCATAAAGGCTTTAGCGTCAGGGTTCCTCGACATGAGGACATCCGGACCTAGCGCAACTTCACCACGTGGAAAGTCATCGCGGTCCCAGCCAACCATTATAGGCGTCTGCATGGAGGTAAAATGTAGATCGTGCTGGTAATCAGCTGACACACGGTAGTAATCATAGGCTTTGTCTACGAGACCTATAAGTGGTGGCTTGTCGCCCATAGTTAGCATGGCGAATGGAATGAAGGGCAAACGTTTTCCAAGACGCTCTGGAAACCGTGGCGGCTCCACTAGCTCAAACTGCCGTGCCGCGTTCTCGCGCCAAAGAATTGATGCATAACCTTCATCGGTCAATACAAGCTCACGGTAATGCCGCTCTTCCTTCACGATGTAGGGGTCCCCAGGATCACGCACATCAGCAGACTCCAGCAATATTACACGCGTGAGTGTGCCGGCATCATCACGCTGCCAGTTTACAATAGACAGTCCTGGATACGCTGTCCATCGTACCTCAAGCGCGTTGGCCAGTACGTTCTCGCCGATGATGTCAAGCCATACGCCAAGCTGGCCAGTCAACAAGCGCTGTTGTATAAGCGTGATCATCGTCGCTCGCTGAGTGTTGACCTGACGCTGCAACTCATCCGATGCGCCAACAATCTGCGGCTCCCGGCGCAGCACAAGGCCCGTCAGGCCTTCAATAGTCCGGTCTACGGCTGCAAACCAGTCGGCGCGCAACTTGTACGCAGCATACGAGGAAGCGCTCATGCCTGAAGGCATCGGCAAATATTTGATGCCTTTAGCTTTTACTTCATCTTCACCGGCATAAGCATCCTCAGCTCGTAGCCATTTTGGTGCGTAGCGTTGATAGAAAGGGTGCTGAGAGTTCTGAGGCATAATCAATAGCCTTTGGTGACGAGGCGTTGCCCGCCGAAGTCTTTAGCCAAAATCCGCAAGCGCAGGGCATCCGGCGCATGGTCCTCCGCTTCCGTGTCGCAATCATCTGGGTTATGCGGATCGCGCGGCAGTGTCGGCAGTGTCCGAATCAGGTGCAAGCAAGAGTTGAATACGTAAAGCCCTGGCTGCTCAAAAGAACCGACTGCCGCAGCGCTTAGGCGTGCCCGTAATTCGTTCCAGCCGGTTATCCTGCTGCCTGGCCCTTTGCTTGGGTGTTCCCAGGCAACGCCATAGTCCCGCATAACATCGGCCATACTACGGCCCCTGCCACTGTCGAAGATGGGGTCATCACCAGGGCCTGGGCGAATGCTGCCGGTATATAAATGCTCTCGAAGGCGCGCTTCCATGGCTTTCGTCTTTAAGGCTAGCATAATCGGCTCCCCGCCCATGCCGACATTGCTCTTGCCACCATAGCCGTACTCCTCAGCAATAACAAACAGCGTGCCCCGTGGAAACTGTCGCTTTGTGCCATCTGCAAGTGTGACCGCCTCGCCATTTGCTTCGGCATACCATAGAATGCAGAATGGTTTGCTTGATCCCCAGTCCAAGGAACGATCTACCCGCCAACCTTGCGGGATGACGAACGGCGCAAGCACGTGCGTTTCTCGTTCCCAGACATCATCGAACATGCCGCCAGCAACAATATCCCAAAGGCCATAGCGCCATGCTTTCAGTAATGCCGGATTACCCGTCGTTGCAGCTTCGATGCGTTGCCAGTAGCCCGGGTCGTTCCGCATAAGCGTCAGGTTGTCATCGAGTGTCGAGGGTATAAACATGCGACTTGTCTGTTGTTCTTTGCTGTAGAACTCTTGATACGGTGGCGCCGGATCAATATAGCGCTCCTTCACCCAGTTATGCCCAGCGCCCCCTGGGTTCCCCGTAACACGGAACGAGCAGGGGATTCCAGCAGGAGAGCGCAACGTTGCGCGCAATAAATCTAGTGGCTCTGGACTGGCCCAGCTCGTCAGCTCATCTGCGCCTATCCATGTATAGCTATGGCCTTGATACAGCGATGCCTCAGGCATACCGCGCAAATGGCGCAGCCGAAGCGTACTACCCCATGGCATGGCCCACGTCCGGCTACCTTTATGCAAGGTAGCACCCATCTGTGAGAAGATAGCAAAGCACCGTGCTTCGATCTCTTCCAGCTCTGGGTAACTCCGGCGCAGTAGAATGCCTTTGGCATCTAGGCCGTACAGGCGTGCATGGTTCATCCAGTCACCAATTATACCGTCGCTTTTCCCTCCGCCGCGTGCGCCACCAAAGAAGAAGTCTTCGGTAGGACACGACAACAGAATGAATTGCTTCGGCTGTGGCGCCCAGGCCAGCTTATGGGTTGTCAGGAGCGTCTGCCTCTGACTCTGACGCTGGTTGCTGCGTAGTAACTTGCGCAATGAGTCGCTCCCAGTCTTCCTTGTTGGTCATCTTTTCTGCGAGCATGACTATGGCTTGCGTTGCGGCATCAAGCTGTGCTGGCGGAGCATCGAGGCCATCAAGCTTCGCTTGCCGTTCCATAATCTTCAGAATGCGGTCTACCGCCGCGTAGTCTCCACCTGATGCTTGCTCGTAGACACTGGCCACCATTGCCTCAAGGCGCTCCCGCATGATGATCTTGAGGTCAGCCGCATGCTCATACGGAATAAGCGCCATTTCTTTCTTGATGGCCTGATTTGCGGCGCTCGCAGTACTGAAGCCGCACGCGTGCATAATCGTATTCCAGCTAGCGCCTTCT